AATTAGATTTTAACGATGTTCTTATCTTACCTCAACCTAGTTCATTATCTTCACGTAGTCAAGTTAAATTAGAAAGAACACTTGAATTTGTTAATATAGTTGATGAAGATAATAGTGATGATGAAGATTATCAAGATACAAAAATACACAAAAAATGGTCTGGAATTCCTATTATAGCTTCTAATATGGATACAACTGGAACATTTACACCCTTGAAGATTTAAAACCGCACCTTTAATTATTTTTTTATATTTTTCTCAAAATAATATAGATGACTAAACATAAGACAGAAGATTATAAAATTTCTGCTGTTAAATATTACTTAAATAATGCCAAAGGAGATGGATATAAGAAAACTTTGTGATTCGTTATTTATTTGACGACAATTGTCTAGATACAATGATTACGAATATAAATGAATTGAAATAATATAAACAGATTAAAATAATTTAGAAATAAATTTGTATATTTCGTAAACTTGTGAAAAATGGAACCGGTAAAAATAACAACAGCAATATACGTAATGTTATGTTCTTTTTTTGGATGTTATGTAGGTAATGATTATTATAATTATTATAAACAAACAGTATGGCACAATGAAACAATAAATAAATTGGATTCAATAGAAAGTAGATTAAGTTCAATTGAATCAAGAATAAAATAAAATATGTATTGTATATATATGAAATTAGATTATAAATATACAATTATTTACACACTTGTTAGTTTGTTTTTATTTTGGATAATAGTAAAATATGGAATAAATGTATTAACAAGATTTTATTCAACAAACAAAGTGTTAAAGGAAGGATTAACGGATTTTGAAAAATATTCACAACAAATAATTCCGTATCCAAAAGATGCAGTAATAAACTATAATGATATAAATTCGCCATTATATAGTCACACTGTAAATTTGCCTATAAATGATCCGATAAGTTGTAAAAATTTCTGTGGGCCAAATGCGAAATGTTTATTAACGGGGGAACAATGTACATCAGATATAGATTGTTATGGTTGTAATCCAGGACCAAAACCACAAAGTGCTTGCACATTGAAAGAAGTGATGCCATATGATGCTGCTGGTAAATTGGGTCAAAACCAAGGTTTACAATATAGTCCACTGACAACAGGTTATAATAATCATAATACAAATTTTGCTCAAATATATTCAGGTTCAAAAGATGCGCAACTAACAGTGCCATATCAGGGTTTAGATATGTGGACAGACTCTTTTAATAAGGGATTAGAATTATATAATAGGACTCGTAAATCAGCAGAAAAATATTCTGAAGGAGTTTCAAATGCGATACCGTTGGCTTCAAATAGTAAACTCTCATATTATGAGCCGAAGTATCCAATGACGGCGTCATTAACGGGTCAGTTTTTTCAAACAACTCCTCCGGCATCAAATTCATCGGTTCCGACACAAAATTTAAATCCGTCTTTAAATTAAAAATTAAATAATATATTTTTTAATTTAAAGAAAACTTAGCGCCGCATTGTTTTTCTCTTTTTATTTTTGTTCTTACGACGACGCGTAACACGTTTTTTTCGTCTGCCAGCTGTTTGAGCTCCTTTAAATTCAAATGTAGTCATAACACCAAAATGGTCTGAGACAAATAACTCAAAACCATTTTCTTTATTTATGTCTGGACGTTCCACACGAAAAAATCTCTCTTTCTTTTTAGTTGCCTCTTCACTATTTGGTTTAAATACCATAAATTTTTCGTATTCTTCATTATATTTTTCTATATTATCTACATATTCTGGAACACCATTTGCTTCAAATAATCCTACTGCAGTCGCATTTAATTTTATTGGAATATTATTTACAACTTCACTGCTAATTGGTTTTAAATCATTATTGAAAAATATACCATCATAACGTAATTCTTTTTTTTCTAATTTTCCAAGATACCTAAGGGTATTTATGTCTGTATATTCTGTTAGACCCATTTTAATATCCTTATCAGGATTATCAATATGCAGTTCTTTATATGAATCATTCAAATTTAAGCCATTTGGACCGACCAAAAATTTATGTTCCGACCACTTCATATCAGAAGTTGCTGGATCATATATTAAATGACCATTTTCATCTTTCTCAGAACTTCCAGTTTCTTCACCTTTATAGTGTATTGAATTCAATTCAAAATTAAAATCACCTAGAACCACAACTCCTTTTTCACACTCACATGCTGCCTTCACCTCTTCTATTTTTTGTTTAATAAATATTAACTGCTGACGCCTACATCTGGCAAAATTTTCCCATCTATATTTTAGTCCGGGAGATATTTCTGAACCAGCCTGCATATATACATTAAAAATGATTAGATTGTCAAACTCATAAACTCCTAGCGCATTATAATAACTTGAATTTCCTTGGAGCATATACGTTGTTGTTTTTTTTGCTGGATATTTTGATAGCATTGATGTAGTCGCATTAGCTCCATTTCTTTCTTGCTCAACCATCTCTTCTTCAGTAGGATACATATACGGATATATTGTATTTACTTCATCTTTATCTAGTAAATCTATAAATGTTCTTGTTGATTCTTGTAAACAGACAAAATCGGGGCTTCTATCTTTTAAAAATTGTCTAAATAACGCAGTTCTTAGTTTCATTATGTCATATGTTGCTTCTAATGCTGTATTTGGCGGTGGTAGTTCACGATATCTACCACGATACAATCCTAATGCATTTTGGGTTAAAATTGTAAAAGTAGGGTTGCTTACAAATGTTAGAGTAATTTCAGGTCCATCTATACGTTTTCTATATAGCTGTCCTTCTTCATATATTTTTTCAATAGTTGCTTCGGATTTTTGTTGTACAGCACATGATGTTGGATTATATTCGGGAGCATAACTTTTAAGACGACCTTTTTCTTCATTCTCTATTACATCATCTTCAAACATTGAACGAAATTTCTCATCATCATCATACTCAATTTCAAACATTCTTACAGGATTATCCGGATCTTGTATTGGACCTTTTCCATCTCGCTCTTCAATTAAACGATTTCTTGGGTTTTCTCCGTTTCTATCATTTTCGTCAGGAGGAATATATCTAAATCTATAATTTGGATTTGTACATAAATCTTCTCTGTCAACTGGCACACATAGAGTTGAATTAACGTCATCCTGATCACACATAACAAAACTATCAGGACATATTTTTTTATAAGACACCTCTCTGTATTCCTTTGGGGCTATTTCATATGTAACTTTACTCTTTATGCCATCTCTAAGTATACCTCTACCGCGTTGTTTTCTTAATTTCTTAGTTTTATATACCATTATATATATATATAAAATTATTTTATTTAAGTAGCATACATTAATCCTACATTTCCACCAATAAAGTTAACCACATTGATTCTTTCTTCAAATAAATGTAAATCAAAATTATAATCATAAATTCTCCATGTTGGTTTATTCACACCAATAATAGTTCCTGTTTCTGGATCACATATCGTCAAACTTTGAGCTAACGGGTCTAATGGAGGAATTATTGTAGTAAACTCTAATTCAATTTGATTAAATCTACTCATATTAATTGCGCCTGACGGCTGTAAGTCCGCGTTATTAGAATGAATACTAAAATTATAACAATATAAGCCTGAAGGAGCATTACCGCTTGTTCTTATATATTTTTCAATAAAATTAAATACCCCTGCCGGTTGTATATTTTCTCTATATGAACCATCTAACAAAATCCCCATCGCGACCAATATCATTTTCTCATTTTGAGGATCATATGATTGATTAATAACTAATCCAGTTAATGTTCCGTCTGGATTAACACCTGGGCCTATTGCGACGGGAGTCAACACGCCTCCAATATTTCTATACACTGTATATGTTCCAGATGTTGGAGCTTGTATAACATTAAGTGGTAAATAATTATATGGCCAATTAGTATAATTAGACCATTCATTACGTAAATTAGCATCACTGCGTTGAAAATAGAATAACCAATTTGAAACCATTCCTAATGAATCCAATTGAACTTTATTTGGACCCGTTACATTTGGATAAAGTCTTTCGTGAACCTGTTTAATCAAATACTTTTGCTCTTGTAATGCAAATAAACGCTCTTCCTCATTTGATAAAAAACAATAAGTACAATTTAAATGAATATCCGCATTCCAGAGTGTCCTTTGGTCTGAGTAAGAGTTTATGTCTAACGCTATATCTGGTGGCGGTTGTAAGAAACGATAAAACTGCATATACCACAAATTAAAATTTGGTGCTACATACGGATAATTGTTAGTTGCATCAAAAACATCGCGAATTACAAAAATCTGATTAATGGGTCTGAATGTGATATTTATATGTAATTCGTTATATTGAAGAGAGGTTAAAGGGAATGCCATCTGAGTCGTTAAACCAAACCAATTATTTAACGGAATATACAATATGCGTCCTCTTATGGATGGTTCAGGACCCGCTAAATCTCCAGTAAAATAAGCATTTGGATATGAATTGACGCGAGAATTAGCATTTGCTGGATCTGTTAGTTCAGGAACGTTTCCAGTCATTGTATCAAACAAGGTTTTTTTAACACCTGCAAAGTCTCGCTGAACTGCGGCCAATAAATAATCACCAGAGTATTCTTGTAATATATAATTACCACATGTAATACTAATTTTGGCAATCATTTTGGCACCAATATTTTCTATCCATTTAAATTCATAAGGAGCCCATTGTTCAATGTTTCCTAGACCTTGAGCTGTACTTTGTTCTGTAATTTGCTGTGGTGGAAGAATAGAAGACCAAATGTTAGGTAAAGCAACTGATATATAACAATCCATTAAAAGGTCTGCATATCTAGGAATTTTAAAAGTAAATGTAGATTCTTCTGAAAGACGTAACGTCTTGCTTCCCTCATAATCGACTCTGAATTTTTGTAATCCAAAATTAGTATATTGGCGATAAGTAGATTTAAAGAAAGACTTTGTGGGATTTCCGTTGAGAATAATATTCTGTTGCCCCTGACTAACTAATTGCATCAAGCCGCCGGCCATATTTTTATAATATAATAATATATTTTTAATTACTTATTCGTCATAATATAATTTTATAATTTCTAATAATTCTTTATTTTCTTCATTTTCAATTCTGCTTATTTGTTTTTTAATCTCATTTTTTAATACTGGTAATCTAGTATAAATAGTTTTACTCCCCACTTTTATTTTTAAGGAGTAAAACAAAAAATAATATTGTTTTGCTATACTTTTTTTAAAAGTATATATATAATATGGAATCTTCTAAAAATATACCAAATGTAGCAAATGATATTGTTAAAACAGTTTCTCAAATGAAAGATGTTGAGTTCGTAGTATTATGTACGGTTATTACACTTATTATAATTTTAATAGCAATTTTTGTTTACTTTTATTATACAGGTAAAAGAAGCAAAAATTGTAAAACTATGGACGCTATTTATGGAGATTTAAATGGAAAAATTAAATCAATTGATAGTTCAGACCAGTTTAATTATACTTTTAAAGATTATTATATCAAAACTGCTTATAATTGTTGTAGTGGAGGTAATTATAAAAATGATTATGTTGATTTGTGTGTAATGAAGGATTTATTGAAACAAGGCGTTAGAGGACTTGATTTTGAAATTTTTTCTATTGATGATCAACCTGTAGTCGCTACTTCAACTAGTGATAATTACTATGTTAAAGAAACATTTAATTATATAAATTTTGTTGATGTTATGAATGTTATACGTGATTATGCATTTTCTACTTCAACCGCACCAAATTCATTAGACCCGATTATCATTCATCTTCGCATTAAAAGCACAAATCAAACAATGTATCAAAATTTCGCTAAACTTTTAGAAAGCTATGATTCTATTTTGTTAAGCAAAGATTACGACTCAGAATTTTATGGTAAGAATTTTGGTGATGTTGAAATAAGAAAATTAATGGGCAGAGTAGCTATTATTGTTGATAGAAGTAATATAGCATTTTTAGAAACTCCTGAGTTTTACAAATTTGTTAATATGACAAGCAATTCTGTTTTTATGAGAGCATTACATTATTATGATATTAAATACACACCGGATATGGCTGAGCTTATTGAATTTAATAAACAAAATATGACAATAGGAATGCCTGATAAAGGTTCAGACCCGGAAAA